GACTACTTTGGAGAAATCGCAAACTTTGGTGATTCAGTTAAAATCATTAAAGAACCTGAGATTACTGTCAAAGCATACGAGCGTGGTACAACAATTACCCCGCAAGACCTTGATGATGAGGATTTCACCCTTACCGTTGACAAAGCTAACTACTTTGCTTTTAAAGTTGACGACATTGAGGAAGCACATTCGCACATTAACTTTGAGTCTCTCTCAAGCAACCGTGCGGCATACCGTTTGGCTGACCAGTTTGACCAAGATGTTCTTGGCTATCTGTCAGGTTTCAAACAATCTGCAATTAGTGGTCGTCCAGACACAGTAAACACTACTGTTAATGGTACTAAAGCTGTTTCTACTGCTGGTTCAGATGAACTCCTTGCTTCAATGAAGCTAGACGCATCTAACTTTAATGCCGGTGTTGCTGGTAACACAATCATTCTAAAGCCTCGCGCTTCAGAAGATGTTCCAACAGCTACAGCCACTGCTAACCCGCTTACTGTGATTGCACGTATGGCTCGTCAACTCGACCTGCAAAACGTGGAGACACAAGGACGTTGGTTGGTTGTTGACCCAGTGTTTGTTGAACTACTAAAAGATGAAGACTCACGTTTGTTTGATTCTGATTTTGGTGGTGCTGGTCTACAAAACGGTTTGATTTTGAATAACCTGCATGGCTTTAAAGTTCATGTTTCTAACAATCTGCCACAGGGCGGTACTGGACCTACAGCGTCTGGCACACAAGCCAATAACTTTGGTATCATTGTTGGTGGTCATTCTTCAGCGGTTGCTACTGCTGACCAAATCAACAAGACTGAAACCTACCGCGACCCGGACAGCTTCGCAGATATCGTCCGTGGTATGCATTTGTATGGTCGTAAGATTCTCCGTCCAGAGGCTCTTATCAACGCCAAATACTGCTTAGTTTAAGGGAGATTGAATTATGGCACTAGGTGATAATACACTCCAAGCAGCACGTGGCAACTCGCAGCGTGGGCGTAATCCATACATGGTTCAGACCACTTTTGACTTTGCAACAGCACTGTCTGACAAAGGTAGCGCACTTGCCGCTGGCGATGTCATTCCAGTAATTGCTGTTAAAAAAGGCATGATGGTGATGAATGCAGGTATCGAAGTCGATACTGCCTCTGACGGTGCAGTTCTTACTGTAGACCTTGGCATGATTGCCGCTGAAGATTTTGTCGATGGTTTTGACGGAACTTCTGCAGCAGGTGTTGTAGCACAGAACCCAGCAGCATATTCTCCACGGATGGCTGTTGCTGATGACAACATTGACTTGAAACTTGTTACACTTTCAGGTGGCGCAGTTACTACTGGTAAGATGCGTATCTGGGCTGTAATCATGGATTGCAATGACGAAGGCGATTTAACTGCTCAAGAAGTAGCACGTGACGTTGCTTAAAGATTAATGTAAGGGGGCAGGGCAACTTGCCCCTTTACTTCTCTGTTCATTTAAGGATTTGTAATGGCATATGATTATTTAGACATCACTAACGAAGTAATTGCTCGTATGAATGAGGTTGTCTTATCTGCCGCTAGTTTTACGGCAGCTAGAGGATTTCAAATTCAGTGTAAAAATGCTGTAAACGATGCCATTAACTATGTCAATCAAAGAGAATTTGGTTGGCCTTTTACGCATGTAACCCAAACAGAAACTTTAGTTGCGGGACAAACTAGATACACAGTACCTGCTAATACACAATCAATTGACTATGACACATTTCGTATTAGCCGTGATAGCGCACTAGGTGCTGCAGGTAATACATTACGAATTATTGACTACAAAGAATATACACAAAAATATATTAATCAAGAAACTACCACTAATGTAGGCAGTGTTCCTAAGTTTATATTTAGAACACCAGATAATAATTATGGATTATTTCCATACCCAGATAAAGCGTATGAGTTAAAGTACGAATATTTTATCAAACCTACTGCACTAGCTGCAGCTACAGATGTTCCCCTTATTCCAGAACAGTTTAGACAGGTTATAGTTGACGGTGCTACTGCTTACTCATATCAGTATCGGGGTGAAGCACAACAGTATGGTATTAACTTTGCTCGTTTTGAAGATGGCATTAAACAAATGCAGACACTGCTCTTAAATAGGGCAGACTATGTACGGTCTACTTATATACCTTATTCGCAAGGGTATGGCATTAACGCAGGATTTTAAGGTGACAAAACATGGCAGATGAAACTGGCCTTAATCCGTATTACTTTCCCTTAGAGGGTGGCCTAGTTCTTGACCAGCCAACTTTTAATATGTCTCCGGGCATGGCTCTTGAATTACTAAACTACGAGCCTGATATTAGAGGTGGCTATAGACGCATTGATGGGTATTTAAAATGGAACCCTAATGTTGTTCCTTATACCGCTGCCGATACAGAACCTGTATTACTGTCTGCTTTTTTTGCTGGTAATAATACTGTAATCGCCGCACGAGGAACAAGCGTATATAAAGCTGGAACTACTGGTGCATGGACAGCTATTGATACAGGTCGTACTGGCGCAGGTAAGTATACACATTTTAGGTATAATTTAAACGGTACTGAAACTATTATTTGGGCAGATGGTGCTAATCATGCAACTAAGTATGATGGGACAACAGTAACAGACTTGAATGCTACAGGCGCACCTGCTGACCCTAAATTTGTTATTGGATATAAGAATGCATTCTTTTTTGCGGGACACAGTTCTAATCCAGAAGAAATAGTATTTACTGCACCTTTTACTGATGATGACTTTAGTACCGCAAACGGTGCTGGTGCTATACGAGTTGATAGTGTTATTACAGGTTTGTTCCCTTTTCGTAACGAACTGTTTATATTTTGTGAAGAGCGTATCTTTAGACTTGTAGGTAATACAATTGCTGATTTCCAAATGCAACCTGTTACTAGAGATGTAGGTTGCCTTAACGGATTTACAATACAAGAATTAGCAGGTGAAATTCTTTTTCTTGGTAAAGACGGTATACGTACTGTAGCTGCAACTGAAAAAATTAATGACGTTAATCTTGGTACTATTACTAAACCTATTCAAGAATTGTTTGATAACTTTCCTGATGTATCGCAATTTGATAGTGTAGTAGTGCCGGGTAAAACACAGTACAGATTATTCTTTACTAATACTGGACAAGCTAATTCTGCAAAAACTCGTGGTGTTATTGCCGTACTAAAAGATAAAGGTTTTGAGTTTTCTGAGTTAGAGGGTATACAACCTGCATCTACAGATTTCTTAGTTGTTCAAGGGGAGTCTTATGTATTACATGGTGGCTTTGACGGCTATGTGTATAGACAAGAACAAGGTAATACATTTGATGGTACATCCATTATAGGACGATATCGTTCTCCTGACATGACAATGGGTGATGCTGGACTACGTAAAAATTTCCAAAGGGTTATTATTAACTACGCACCTACCGGTGTAATTAACTCAGACTTGTTTATTAGATATGATTATGAAGCACCGACTGTAGCAAGACCTGCTGCATATCCGTTTGACAGTTCTCAGATTGTTGCTTTGTATGGTACATCTGTATACGGAACAGCAACATATGGTGGTCAATCTAACCCTCTAGTTAGACAACCTATTGAGGGTAGTGGGTTTGCTATAGCAATGCGAGTTGTAGACAACGATACATCTTCCGCATATACCCTTAAAGGGTTTCAATTAGAATTTACTGCAGGAGCAAGAAGGTAATGGCAGGATATACTAGACAATCTACATATACTGACGGTGACGTTATTGATGCTGCTGACAGTAATGATGAATTTGACCAAGTACTAGCAGCATTTAATAATTCATCTGGTCATAAACATGACGGTACAGCAGCAGAGGGTCCAGTCATCGGATTGATTGGAGACCCCGGCATTACTACTCCGTTAAATAAAGTTGTAGTAAATAACACAAATAATCGTGTAGGTGTATTTGTAGATGCTGGTGGATTAGGTTCAACGGTAGAGCAGGTACGTTTTCAAGATGGCGTTATTGTTCCTGTAACTAATAATGATATTGATTTAGGCACATCGGGTGCTAAGTTTAAAGATTTACATTTAGCTGGTGATGCTAACATTGCTGGTACTATGACTCTTTCTGGCAATGTAATCGTATCTGGTACACTTGGTGCAGATTTAATTCCAGATGCTGACAACACTCGTGACATTGGTAGTGGTGCAGCAGAGTGGAAAGATTTGTATTTGGATGGTGTAGCATACTTAGACAGTATTGCAATGCCTACAACAACTGTTACAGACATCTTAGATGAAGATAATCTTGTATCGGATAGCGATACAGCATTGGCTACACAGCAGTCTATTAAGGCTTATGTAGATGCACAAGTAACTGCACAGGACTTTGATTATCAAGGTGATACAGGTGGCGCACAAAGTATAGACCTAGACAGTCAGTCAATGACGTTTACAGGTGGTACTGGTATTGATACTACAGGGTCAGCACAAACACTTACTGTGGCTATTGACAGTACTGTAGCCACACTAGCAGGTACGCAAACTTTTACAAATAAAACTTTAACAACACCTGTACTTACTACTCCAACAATTACAAATGCAATATTAAATACCGGCATCAGCGGTACAGCATTTCTTGATGAAGATAATATGGTATCTGACAGTGCTACTAAAGTGGCATCTCAGCAATCTATTAAAGCTTACGTAGATGCACAAGTTACTGCGCAAGACTTAGACTTTTCTGGTGATAGCGGCGGTGCGCAGAATGTTGATTTAGATAGCCAGTCCTTAACATTCACGGGTGGGACAGGCATTGATACAACAGGTTCTGCTCAAACAATAAGCTTTGCAATTGACAGCACTGTAGCTACACTAGCTGATACACAAACACTAACAAATAAAACCTTGACAAGTGCTGTACTAAACGGTACAATAAGTGGAACTTCTATTAAAGATGAAGACAATATGGCATCAGACAGTGCCAGTCATCTTGCTACCCAACAATCAATTAAGGCATACGTAGATACCCAAGTAGCTACTATTCCAGTAGGTGATATCACTGAAGTAACCGCTGGTGATGGCTTGACTGGCGGTGGTACAACAGGTGCAGTAACTCTTAATGTAGTTGGTGGTACAGGTATTGATGCTAATGCTAATGACATTGCAATTGATAGCACTGTAACAACTCTTACTGGCACACAAACACTTACGAATAAAACACTAACAACACCTACAATTAATGGTGGCACGTTATCAACCACAGTAACAGGTGTTACTCAATCTGCTGGTACAAGCAACACCACAATAGCTACAACAGCCTTTGCAGCAGTAGCCGCAGATAATGCTGCAGTAGCATTGGCAATTGCATTAGGATAATTTACTTGACAAACACGTACAAGTATGGTATAATTAGTATACATTTGGAGTAAATAATGGCAAACGCATTTAAATCAGAAACAGACACAGCTATAGGCACATCACCTGCCACCATCTATACCTGTCCTTCATCTACTCAAACAACCATTATCGGTCTTACTTGTGCTAACATTGTAACAAGTCAGATTGAAATTGATGTACAGCTAGATGCAAGTTCACGTACAAGTGGTGCAGAAGATAGTGTCTATATTATTAAGGATGCCCCTATTCCTGTAGGTTCATCTTTAGTTGTTGTAGGCGGGGAACAGAAGATTGTTATGGAACCCGGTGATACTATTAAGGTCACTAGTAATACTGCATCATCTGCTGACGTTGCTATGTCTATTCTTGAAATCACGTAAGGAATAATCTATGGGCTATATAGGCGCAGGACCAACACGGTTTAATACGGCAGATGAACTGACCGTAACAGGCGATGCTGAGTTTAATGGTGACTTAACCGTCAAAGGAACTCACATTACTTTAGACAGTGCAACTGTCCAGACTGTTGACTTAGGTGACAATGACAAAATTCGTCTAGGTGATAGCGATGACTTGCAGATTTATCACGATGGGTCGCACAGTTACATAGATGAGCAAGGAACTGGAAACCTACGGTTGCGTGGCTCAAACTTTGTCCAAATCCTAGATGCTGCT